TGGACAGAAATCCGAAAACTAATCCATACAATGGAGTTTGTTGCTAATCCTGGTCGGAATGTAAAGATATGGATAAAGGACGGAGTTAGCGGTAAAGTTTTAGGACAGGTTTCATTGGGTTCTGATATTACATCATTGGGTGTAAGGGATGCTTACATTGGTTGGAGTAAGGATAATAAGTTTAAAGAAGGGAAGTTAAACAATACGAGTATCGCAACTACGATTGTTTCTACCCAACCTTTTGGATACAACTTTTTAGGTGGTAAATTAATTGCTGCACTTGCTACATCACCCATTGTTAGGAATTATTGGAAAAAGAAGTATGATGATGTTTTGGTAGCATTAGGAACGACTTCGTTGTATGGAATTCACTCACAATATAATGGTATTCCGCATTTTAAAACTTTGGGAGAAAGTAAGGGTAAGATTAGTACTAAGCCCGATGATATGGTGTATGACCCGTGGCATCAATGGTTAAAAGAAAACCATTCAGATTGGTATAAGAGGGAGATAACGGAAGAGCGGGAGAGGAATGGTGCGAGTATGGGTTACGAAAGAAACGGGCCTGTGAGTGGGATAAAGCAAAAAATCATACATCAAATCTATAAAGAGCTTGGTATCAAATCAGACGCTTACGATCACGGATTCAAACGGGGGGTGTATCTTGCACCATTCTATGAAAATGGTAACGAATTTCTGAAGGGGGAGATAGAAGAAGATAAATTGGTTATGAAGGATAAGTTTGTTAAAGGTGATGAATATACTATAAATTGGTGGAAACCCAAAGCAATTCGTAGATACACCACCCTGTTTGATGAAGGGAGAATTAAACCCGAAGCACTTTTTTATGTAGATATTATAGGAATGAGCTGGGAAAAAGCAAAAGAAAGATATTTAAAAGAAGTAGGAAGATGAGTAACAATGAAAATACTTTATGGGTAGAACGATATCGTCCATTTGGACTTGAGGGATATGTTGGTAATGAACATATCATAGAAAAAGTTAAGATTTATATAGAAAACAACGATGTTCCCCATTTGTTATTGTATGGGGATGCGGGTACTGGTAAAACCACACTTGCGAAAATCATAGTAAATGCTATTGATTGTGATTATCTTTATATCAACGCATCCGATGAAAGGGGTATTGATACTTTAAGAGAAAAAATCAGAGGATTTGCTGCATCAGCTGGATTTCGGGGTTGGAAACTGGTTCTGCTTGATGAGTGTTTGGATGAAAATACATTAGTATCTGTATTACGAAATGGTGAACAAACTAAAATCCCTATACGGGATTTAGATGAACGCAATGATTTGGTTAAATCTTGGAATGTTGAAAAGAATGAGGTTCAATGGAGACCGTTTTATCACTGGGATAAGGGTGAGCAGGATGTGTATGAAATTGAACTTGAAAATGGTGAAATTGTAATTTGTACTGATGACCATAAGTGGTATGTTAAAGATGTTGATGGTAATTTAAAAGTAATTAAAACACGAGATTTACACAAATATCAACATATTTTATCACCACAATAGGATTATTTAATAGTTTTTACACAAGCTCACTATTTATATAAAAATAGGAGTATTAAATGATTAGTGATGAAACACGACAAAAGCTTAGAGAAGCCGCTATTAAAAACGGATTTGGTTTAGGTGTAATTTTGGTTGATTTGATATGTGTAAAATGTGATAATTCATATAAGGGTAATCCAAATCAGTTAATTTGTAATAACTGTAAACAGCACGGATATAACAGTACATGTAAACATTGTAATAACATATATACATCATATGGTAATGATAATACGATGTGCTGTCCTAATTGTAAATTATCTAAACCTTGGTTAAAAACGGGCAGAGTTAATATTGGTGATGCAATAAGTAAATCTAAAAAGAAATGGTATAAAACCAAAGAGGGTAAAAAATTTGCTAAAAGAATAGGTAAAATAAACTCTGAAAAAATGAAAGAGTTTAATAAAACAGCGAAAGGTATGGCGAATATTGAACGTAATGCTAAATTACATTCAATACGAATGAAAGAAAAAATAGCAAGTGGTCAGTTTACACCCCCAATTACAAATACATTTACTCACTGGGATGCTGTTATTGATAATCATAGGTTTAGAAGTTCTTGGGAAGCTTGTTTTTGGAACTCAAATAAACACTTACAACATGAAAGTGCTGAGTGTAGAACTAAAAAGCAATTTAATGGTAGAGTATATATGGGTGATTTTTTTGATGCAAATACTAAAACTTTGTATGAGATAAAACCAAAAACATTTTACTTAAAGCAATCCGAAAAAATAGATGCGCTAATAGCACATTGTAACGAAAATGGATATAAATTTAAATGGATAAATGAGTATAATATCATTGAGTATATTAACGAAAGCGATTTTGATACATATGATAAAATTAAACAACTTAATAAATTAAAAGATGGAATTAAAACAAATTAAAATAAAATCAATAAAAAAATTAGAGCAAAAACGACATGTTTATGATATTTCTGTAGATGGAAATCATAACTTTTTTATAGGTGATACTGAAACACTTACACACAATTGTGATTATTTAACACCCGTTGCACAAGCAGCTCTTCGTAATCTGATGGAAACATTCAGTAAAGGTACGAGATTTATATTGACATGCAATTATCCTGAAAAGATTATTGACCCAATTCAAAGTAGATGTCAAACATTTGAAATCATACCACCATCTAAAAAGGATGTGGCTAAAAGATTGAATGATATCTTAATCAATGAGGGTATTCAATTTGAAATGCCAGACCTTGCGGTAATTGTTAATAGTGGATACCCTGATATTCGTAGGGTGATAAACGCTGCGCAACGGCAAGTTATTAATGGTAGGTTGGTGATTGATAAACAATCCAGCATTGAATCAACCTATTCTGAAAAGATTGTGGATATCTTAAAAAGTGGTGCAGATACAAAAAGTAAATTCACACAAATTCGCCAAATATTGGCAGATTCAAAGGTGAGGGATTATACAAAGTTGTATTCAACTCTATATGAGAGGGTGGATGAGTATGCCGGAAATAAAGTTGGAACAACAATTGTTAATATAGCCGAAGCACAGTATAAGGATTCGTTGGTGGTGGATAAAGAAATAAATGTAATGGCAATGTTTGTAAATATTTTAATGTAAATAAAGGATAAAAATGGCAAAATTAGTAGATTTCAAAGGGGGAGCACCCCAACAACCTGAACAACCCGTTCAGTTTAATGTAGACCCAACAAAGCTTCAGACGGTTACTTGTCCAAATTGTGGGGGTATCTTTTTTGAAGAAAAGATGATGTTCAAAGAATTACCTGCGATTCAATCACCGACCGGAAAAGCATCAATGATTCCTATCCCAGTGGTTGTTTGTAATGAGTGTGGAACTGTACATCCGAAGTTTGTACCAAAAGGTTTATTTGATGCCTCCGAAGAAAAAAAGTGATAGTTCCGAAGGAACGATAAAGGCTAAAACTCTTTTTGACCATTTAAGTGGTTTAAAGGAAAACAAAACGAAATGGGATTCTCTTTCGGATGTTGATAAAAAATCGTTTTCGGTTTATCTTGCCAATCGTTGGTTGAGTATGAATCTAGAATTCATTGATTTAGTAAATGAAATTCAAAGATTTACCAATGGTCAAATGGGTGCTAGGGAGGTGTATAAAGTATATTATGATTTCTTACCAAAGAAAAAAACTTTTGATAAATACATAAAAAAATCTGGCGGAAATGTTGTTTCTGAAGAAATTATTTCGTATATTTGTAAGTACTTTGAGGTCTCAAGCAGAGAAGCTGATGATTATTTAGAGATATTATCAGAGGATGAGGTTAGAAGTATTATAAAAAAGTATGGAGTTAAAGATTCTCAAATTGATAAAATGTATAAAGATGCAGCAAAGTAAAGAAATGGTAAATCACCCCAATCATTATGGTGGAGTAGATAACCCATATGAAGCGATTAAGGTTATAGAAGCATGGGATTTGGATTTTCATTTGGGTAATACAGTCAAATACATATCCCGTGCCGGAAAGAAACATCAAGACAAAGAATTGGAAGATTTATTAAAAGCAAAGTGGTATTTAGATAGAAAAATTCAAAACTTACAAAATGGAAAATAATATATTGGATGATTTGCATGAGGGGATGATTGTGTTGGATGGGTTTAATGAATGTATTTTGGGTAAAGTTGAGCAGGCGGGAAGTGATACAAAATTACTTTATTCAATTAAATGTATTTTATCAACTCTTATGGAAAGAGATGGTATGAGTTATGAAGAGGCCTATGAGTTTTATGAATTTAATATTTTAGGATTGCATGGGCAAGAACCATTTCCAGCTTTTTTGATTGATTATGAAAAATAGTTTTAGTAGTATACTTGATTTTACAACTCCAACGGAGTCTGTAGGTGATGTAAAGGTTTCTTACTCTCAGTTCACAATGTGGGTTAATTGTCCTAAAAAATGGAAATTAACCTATATGGATGGGCATAAAGAGGATGAACCTTCTATTCACCTGCTCTTTGGGACGAGTATGCACGAAACTATTCAGGAGTGGTTAAAAACACTTTTTACAAAATCCCCATTAGAATCCGATGAAATGGATTTAGGAACTTTATTAAGGGATACGATGGCAAGGGAGTATAAAACTCTATTGGAAACCCGGCCCGATTTAAAGGAGTGGATTACAAAATCACAAATGAATGAATTTTATTTGGATGGAATAGAAATACTAAACGAGTTAAAGAAAAGTAGGGCAGAGTTATTCTCAACCAGGAAGTGGAAGTTGTTTGGTATTGAAACAAAATTATATCAACCCATTGTAAAGGGTATGGATAATGTAAAAATGATTAGTTACTTAGATTTAGTTTTTGAAGAAATTGAAACGGGTAACATTTTAATTGTTGATATCAAAACATCCACCAATGGCTGGAATAGTTATCAGAAAGCAGATGAAACAAAAACAGCACAACTTATTTTATATAAACACTTTTTCTCACAACAATTTGGGATTGATTACAAAAAGATTGATGTAAAATATCTAATCCTAAAAAGAAAGTTGAATGAGGCGATGATGTATAATGTAACCCGATTACAAAAGTTTTCACCAACAAATGGTGGTAGGACAATTAAGAAAACTCTTAAAATGTTTGAGGACTTTGTAAAAGAGGCCTTTAATAAAGATGGTTCTCATAGGGTTGATAATAATTTCCCAGCAACTGCTGGATTTAATAATAAGCAATGTAAGTTTTGTCCTTTTAAAAATAGATACGATCTTTGCCCAAAAACTGATAGAATTAAAACCGATTTTTTATTGAGTATTTATCGTAAAAAAGATGAAAGTAACACAGAGATTTTACAGGAGCAAGATTATGACCAGGGTAGCATTGATTGGTAGTGACCGATATGAAAACCAAATGGAAATCAAAGATTTGGTTTTTAAATTAAAAAATTTATATGGTGATAACCTCATATTGATTTCAAGAGGTAATCAAAATGGAATTGAAAAATGGGTTAAGAAATGGGCATTAGAAATGGGTGTTAAATATATTGAATATAATCCGGCATCTACTCCAATGAACCTATATAGTGGAATGAACCAATCATATTATGAAAAACCCTACCACGCAACACAAAAATTACACCAATATGAATTGATTGCTAGGAACGCAGATAAGATACTATATTTTGGAGAAATATCACACGGAGAATTATCCCATTTCAAAAAAATGTTGAAAATAACTGGTTCAAAAGTAACTTTTATTGGTTAGAAAATAATATTTATATTAAAGTTAGTTACGAAGATTTATGGAATTAAAATTACCAAAGCTTAGGAAAATAGACCCTAACAAACCAAAGAAAAAGAAGATACTCCTTCTTTCAGATGATTTAAGATTATTTAGTGGAATAGCAACTCAATCAAAAGAGTTTGTCTTAAAAACCCTACACAAATACGATTGGGTTCAAATAGGTGCTGCATTAAACCACCCCGAAAACGGAAAGGTTTTAGATGTATCTGCGGATGCTGCAAAAGAAACTGGTGTTGAGGATGCTTACCTAAAAATATATTGCACTAGTGGATACGGAAATGCCGATATTGTTCGTCAATTAATAAATTTGGAAAAGCCTGATGCTATTCTACACTTTACTGACCCGAGGTATTGGATATGGTTGTATCAGATGGAGCATGAACTTAGGCAGATGATTCCAATATTTTATTACAATATTTGGGATGATTTACCTGACCCGTTGTGGAACTCACCTTATTACGCAAGTTGTGATTTGTTGATGGCGATATCAAAGCAAACTTATGGTATCAACAAAAGGTGTTTGAAAAAGTATGGTATGGATTTGCCTGATTGGACATTTAAGTATGTTCCGCATGGGGTATCCGAACATTTTAAACCACTGCCAAAGGATAACGAAAAGTTGGTGGAGTTTAAGAAAAAGTATGGAATTGATAAGATGGAATTTGTGGTGTTGTGGAACAATAGAAATATTCGTAGAAAGCAACCTGGTGATTTAATTATTGCTTTTGACCACTTTGTTCAACAATTACCAAAAGAGAAGCGTGATAAGGTTTGTTTGTTTTTACATACACAACCGGTAGATGAAAATGGAACGGATATACCCGAAGTTATTAAGAATTGTTCAAATGGTGGTAAATACATATTTACAAATCCTGGCATATCAACCGAAGAATTAAACCTGTACTACAACTCAGGTGATGTAATTGTAAACCTTACCTCCAACGAAGGATTTGGATTAAGTACTTGTGAGGGAATGAGAGCAGGAATACCAATTGTGGTGAATGTTACAGGTGGATTGCAGGACCAATGTGGGTTTAAATTGGATGGTAAGTTTTTAACCGAAGATGATTATTTAGAATTGGGTTCGTTACACGATGTTCGTTCTGATTATTTGAGTAGATTGACTTGGGGCGAATGGGTGAAGCCGGTATGGCCATCAAATCGTTCATTGCAAGGTTCACCATTGACACCTTATATATTTGATGATAGATGTGATTTCAGAGATTTTGGAAACGCAATTAAGGAATGGTATGATACCCCAGCAGATGAAAGAGCAAAAGCGGGGATGTTAGCGCACGCATTTGTAAATGGTGTTGGTAATATGACAGCCGAAAAAATGGGTGAGACATTTATTGAATCAATGGAGCGTGTATTTGAAAATTGGAAACCTCGTAAAAAATTTGAAATAGTAAAAATATGAAAAAGTTATGTATAGTTAGCTGTCCTATAGCAACCCGTAGTGGTTACGGGGCTCGTAGCCGTGACTTTGTCCGTAGTTTGATAAAAGCAAGACCGGATTGGGATGTTAAGATTTTACCTCAAAGGTGGGGTGCTACACCTCAAAACGCATTGGTATTACCAATAGATGATGATTTGGTGAGTAGATTGGTTTTGGGGCAAATAAATCAAAAGCCTGATGTTTGGATACAAATTACAATACCAAATGAGTTCCAACCTATGGGTAACTATAACATTGGTATAACTGCAGGGATTGAAACAAATCAGGCTTCACCTCAATTTATTGAAGGTTGTAATAGAATGAACTTAACATTGGTATCATCCAAACACGCCAAATCTGGGTTGGAAGTAAAGTATGATATGCAGGATGAAAAAACCCAACAAAAAGTTGGTGAGTTAGGATTAACAAAACCTGTTGAGGTTCTTTTTGAAGGATTTGATGAGCAGATATACGATAATAAGCTGCCTGTTGAACAATCGGTAAAAGATGTATTGAGTGATGTTTCAGAAGAGTTTTGCTTTCTATTCGTAGGACATTGGTTGCCTGGCGAATGTGGGCATGACCGTAAGAATGTATGTGCGATGATATATACCTTTCTACAATCATTCAAAGGTAAGAAGAACCCACCGGCTCTTATTCTAAAAACAAGTTTGATGGCTCCTTCGTATGTAGATACGCATGAAATACGAAAAAGAATTGAATCGTTAAAAGACCAAGTCCGAAAAGAAAGTGGGGAATCAAAATTACCTAATATTTATTTATTGAGTGGTGATTTATCAGATATTGAAATGAACTCCCTATATAACCATACAAAGGTTAAAGCGCATATATCATTCACAAAGGGTGAAGGATTTGGCAGACCCCTATTAGAAGCAATGATAAGTGGTAAACCAATTATTGCTCCAAAGTGGAGTGGTCATATGGACTTTTTGGATAATGGTTTTAATGTGTTAGTTAATGGTGAGTTAGAAGAAATACATCAATCAGCAGTGAACGATTGGTTAATTAGCGGTTCTAAATGGTTCAATATTAATATAAGTGAAGCAGCTGGGTATATGAAGGATATCTACGAAAATTACAATAAGTATTTAGAACTATCCAGAAAGAATCGTAAATATGCAAAAGATAACTTTACCTTTGATAAAATGACCGAAAAGTTATCTGAATATTTAGAAAAGTGGGGAGCTGATTCTGCACCACAACAAGTTGGTTTAAAACTACCAACTCTTAAAAAGATTGAATTACCAAAACTCAAAAAAGTCGATGAAGTAAACGAACTACCAAAAATAAAACTACCTGAATTAAGGAAAGTAGATGCCGGTTAAAAAGTTATTCATAAACCAACACTTACGTAGATTGAGTGATGAACAACCTCTAAACAAAATGTATTTGGAGCGAGGTATGGTAGCAAAACTTCAGTATGAAAAAGTAAATGGTGAATTGAATTACTATTGGGTACTTGTTTTAGAACCAAAATTCAAAAATTACTTTCATTGTTTAGATTTAAACTATTTAAGACCTCAAATATTTGAACGATTATCAAAAGATTTTCCGGAAGTGATATCTGAATCAGCAAGAGTTAAAAAATTAGGATTAGCAAAGTTAGAGTTTAATGAAGCATCAAAGGGGATATATACCGCAAAAATTAGAAACAAACTATTGCAAGAGGGGTATAGAACTTTTATATGGAAAAACATCAGGACAGTAATAGTTTATAATTACAAATACAAACCCGTTGATATGGTAGAACCAAAAGATGTAAGAGAAGCAGAGCAAAAAACAAACGAGCAAAAAACAAACGAGCAAAAAACAAAAGAGCAAAAAACAAACGAGCAAAAAAGAAATGAAAATAAGTTACGGAATAACAGTAAAAAATGAAGAAGTAGAAATCCAAAAATTGCTTGGATTCCTTTTAGAAAAAAAACGAGAAGAAGATGAGATTATTGTTCTTTTTGATTCTAAAAATGGAACATCTAAAGTATTGGATATACTCAAAGCCTACTCCTTACTGGACTGGTATAAGTGGTATAGTAGGGATTTTGATAATCATTTTGCAGACCATAAGAACCATTTAAATTCTCTTTGTAGTGGTGATTACATCTTTCAGATTGATGCGGATGAATTACCACATGAGAACCTGATATCTCAATTACCTTTACTTTTAGAAAACAATTCAGCAGTTGATTTATACGCTGTTCCAAGAGTAAACACTGTAGAAGGTTTAACACCCCAACACATTCAAAAGTGGGGATGGAATGTAAATGAATGGGGGTGGGTGAATTGGCCTGATTTTCAAACTCGTATTTATAGAAATACCTCTGAAATAAAGTGGATAAATAAAGTACACGAAAGACTTGACGGGCACAAACAA